TTACAATAACTAAAGACCAAACAACCATTATTGATGGAAGAGGAGAATCTGAATCAATACAAGCACGTATTGAAGAACTTCAACAACAAATCGAAAAAGCAAAGACCCCTTTCGAACAAGAAAAACTCCAAGAAAGGCTCGCGAAATTTGTCGGAGGAGTAGCTATCGTTCATGTTGGTGGAAACACTGAAACAGAAGTTAAAGAAAAAAAAGACCGCGTAGAAGATGCCTTGTACGCAACTAAAGCCGCTATTGAAGAAGGTATTGTACCTGGTGGTGGTGCTGCTTTAATCTATGCTCGTGAAGCAATTAACCGCTCAAATATTGGAGCAGAAATTGTTTGGAAAGCATGTGGTAAACCATTTGAACAAATTCTTGTAAATGCTGGCTTTGACTCAATTGAAGCCCAAATGATCGGACTTAATCTAGACCCAGTTAATAATTGGCTAGGTTATGACCTTAAAAGTGGAGTAATTGTAAGCATGAAAGAAGCAGGTATCATTGACCCAGCTAAAGTAACTCGAACTGCACTTGAAAATGCAGCTTCAGTAGCAGGTACAGTATTGCTTACCGAGTGTGTTGTAGTTGACAATCCAGAGGATAAGAAAGAATCTGATCCAATGGGTGGAATGGGGGGTATGTTCTAATGGATACTCAAGAAGTAGAAAAAAACATTCAAATCGCTGAGCGAGTTCCACCTGGTGACAGATGGAAACTTCTCAACGGTGAGAAAGTTTACGATTCACTAACTGAGGTTTTAAATGCCTGGTATCAACAAGCAACTACAAAACCCCAAGCATTTAGGCTTGAGCCTTTAAAAGGAAAATTGTATATTATTACAACACAAGAAATAGAAATACCAAAACCGGAACCTAAGAAATACGATCTGTATGGTGACTTCGAGTAAAGAACATACTTTGTTTGTTGAAAAATATCGTAGTAAAACTCTAGAAGACTACGTAGGTAACGAACAAATTAAAACTACCGTAGCCAAGTACATAGAACAAAACGACATACAGAACCTTATATTTTATGGTGGACCAGGAACTGGAAAGACTACTCTTGCTAAGCTTATCGTTGGAAATATTGATTGTGATTATTTATACATCAATGCTTCAGATGAACGAGGAATCGAAACTATTAGAGACAAAGTGCAAGGCTTTGCAAGTTCGGCTTCGTTTAAGCCGCTTAAAGTTGTCATCTTGGACGAGGCGGACTTTCTCACAATCCAAGCACAAGCATCCCTAAGAAACATTATTGAAACATTTTCACGTACTACACGTTTTATTTTAACTTGTAACTACGTAGAGCGTATTATTGATCCACTCCAATCACGTTGCCAGGTACTCAAAATTGTACCTCCTTCAATGAAGGATGTAGCTCGTCACGTAGCAGGTATTTTAGATAAAGAAAGTATTCAATGGGATAAAGAAGCACTTGGGACAATTGTTAAACAATTTTACCCAGATGTTCGTAAGATTTTAGGTACAGCTCAGTTATCTACTGTTGATAATGCGCTTAAACTAGACAAGTCAATACTTGTGGCAAACAATTATACAGCGCAAGTAATCAACGAACTTAAAACATCTAAAAACTGGAAAGCCATTAGACAAATTATTGCAGACTCTAATACTAATGATTTTGAAGGTTTATTTAAAGAATTGTACGACAATGTTTCTGAGTATGCTTCTGGTTCTGAAGGTATAGTAACAATTATTATTGAAGAATATCAATACCATGCTAACTTTAGGATTGACAAAGAAATTAATACTATGGCCTGTATAGCTAAAATCATTCAGGTAATATGAAAAAATTTGTCCTCTATACTTTAAGTTGGATAAGTGGAAACTTATCTATACCTTTTTGGATGGTAGGACACGTTCATTTAACAATGAACATTTATGAAGACATTTACGAGATATTAGCTTCATTTGGTATGAATATAATAGTAGGAATTGGCTTCTATATTGACTGGTTAAAACACAAAAAAGAAAATTCATGAATCAAAATCAAGATCTTAAATTAAATATCGATCTAAAAAACACAGAAAAAGTAACTACCCCAGACGGAAACTACGTAGTTGCCGAGGGTCTTATCTTGCGTAAAGCATCACGCTTTGCTGTTGGTACTGCACAAGATGCACTTATTCCAATCCCTGTGTTTTATGATGTTAAAACAGGACGCATCCTAAAAGAAACTCTACCAGGTGATATCAAAGACGACTACGAAGACACTATTTGATTGGCTGGAAGAGATAACAGTTAAAAAGACTCCTCCTGGGGATTTCACGGAAGAGTCATGGGACTCATTCAACTCTTATATGGTTCATAGATATTTATCGATGGATATAAATTACGTAGAACTCGTAAATTATGTTCAAAAGATAAACCCACAGAATAAAAAACAAATTTATACCATTTATAGAGAAATGATCCCAAAGAAAAAAGTTTGGTTGAAATATATCAAACCAAGTAAAAAACAAAGACCACAAAGTGTAGCAGAATATGTAGCGAAATATTATGAATGTAGTTTAGGTGAAGCTGATCACTACATTGATATAATCAGAGAACCAGGTGTTCGAAGTATTTTGTGGCAAATGGGAATTGATCAAAAAGAACAAGATAAATTAGTTAAAACTCTCTAAAATGGAAGAACAAGCAGGTTACGGAAATAATAAAGCAATTAAAGATTTTGAAAAAACATACCCTGAACTAGCAGCTGAATTTCAACAAATTCAAAAAGAACAATATGAATTATTCGCTAGTAAAATGATGGATTATGGTCTTCAAAATATTGCTCTAGGTTCTAATCTAGAAAAAGAAACAGATATTAATCTTTCAATTACAGGTATTTGGCTTCGTTGTAATGATAAAATCAATCGTTTGAAAAATATGCTTCAACGTAATGGAAAAAATTATGTTAAAGGAGAAGCAATGATTGATAGTTTTATAGATATCTCAAACTATGGAATTATTGCCCAGTTAGTTATGAGAGGTAAGTGGAAATGAAAAAATTAGTTTTATTTGATTTAGACGGGGTAATAGCTGATACAAAGCACATTCATTATGAAGCTTTAAATCATGCTATTTCTCTGATTGATCCTCAATGTATTATTACAGAACCAGAACATGTTCTAAGATATGATGGATTAAAAACCAGAACTAAATTAAATATGTTAAGTGATGAAAAGGGTCTTCCTGTATCATCACATAATTTTATCTACGATAAAAAACAAGAGTTAACTATTTTCCATTTTTCTAAAATCTCTACAGACGAAAGGATGAGGGATATTTTTAAAACTCTTAAAGAAGAAGGATATCTTTTAGGTTGTTGTACTAATTGTATTCGTAGAACAGCTTTAGTAGCTTTAGCTAAAACCGGAGTAATAGAGTATTTAGATGTTATCGTAACAAACGATGACGTTAAAAATCCTAAACCACATCCTGAAATGTATTGGAAAGCTATTTCAATGATGGGGTGCTTACCTGAAGAAACTCTTATAATAGAAGATTCACCTCAAGGTTTATTAGCAGCTACTCGTTCTAGAGCAGATGTAGTACGAGTAAAAAACTCAGCTGATGTTACTTTAGATAAAATATATACTAAATTGAAATCAAAGAAAAAAATAGTAAATAAATGGCATGACGATAAACTAAATGTTGTCATTCCTATGGCCGGAGCAGGTTCTAGATTTGCTGATGTAGGTTATACTTTTCCAAAACCACTTATTGAGGTTAAAGGTAAACCTATGATTCAGGTAGTAGTTGAATCCTTAAATATTGAAGCTAATTTTATTTATATTGTACAAAAATCTCATAGAGAAAAATACAATCTAGATGCCCTACTTAATTTAATTACTCCCAATTGTAAAATAGTTGAAACTGAAGGAGTTACAGAAGGAGCAGCTTGTACTACTTTATTAGCTAAAGAATTTATTAATACAGATTCTCCATTAATTATTACTAACTCAGACCAATTTATTGATTGGAATTCAACTGAGTTTATGTATCAAATGAATGAAAAAGGTTATGAGGGAGGAATAGTCACCTTCCCAGCTACCCACCCTAAATGGAGTTTTGCTAGAATAGATGAGCATAATCTAGTTTTAGAAGTAGCAGAAAAGAAACCAATTTCTGATCACGCCACAGCAGGAATCTATTATTGGAAACACGGTTCAGATTATATAAAATATACTAAACAAATGATTGAAAAAAATATTCGTGTTAATAATGAATTTTATGTTTGCCCTGTTTATAATGAAGCTATTTTAGACTGCAAACGTATATTTAACTTTAGTATAGAAGAAGATAAGATGTGGGGGTTAGGTACCCCTGAAGATCTTAAATATTATCTTAAAAACTATAAATCCTAAATTATGCATTACTCAGCATACGTAAACGCCGAAAAGTTTTACGAAAAATATTGTAAAATAGGCATTGAAAAAAAGAAAATTTTAGACGTTGGTTCATATGATGTAAACGGAACTGTAAAACCTATATTTGAAAAAGGTCAATATGTTGGTCTTGATATGGAAGCTGGTCCTAACGTAGACGTTGTTGGAGTTTCTCATAATATTCCTTTTGAAGAAAACGAGTTTGATATTGTAGTTTCTACATCTTGTTTTGAGCATGATGATATGTTTTGGATTTCGTTTCAAGAGATGTGTCGAGTTTTAAAACCTGGGGGTTATATGTATATTAATGCTCCTTCAAATGGTCCTTACCATGGTTGGCCTGGGGATAATTGGAGATTTTATATTGATAGTTGGAAAGCCCTTGAAAAATGGGGTAAAAAAGTAGGCTACGATATAGAACTGGTAGAACGTTATATTGATGAAACCACCCCAGATCCTACAGCTCCTCGAATTTGGAATGATTCAGTAGGTATTTTTAAAAAAAATTCTGCTTCAAAATTATCCCAAACATTTAACCCTAGTTTAAAATCTATTGAAAAAGGTCATTTAAATACAACTTATAGAGGTGTTCCTATGCATAAGTGTCCCTTTGATTTTGTAATATATCAAATGATTATTAATGAACTAAAACCTGATTTAATTATTGAAATAGGTACATACAAGGGTGGAGGAGCTTTATATTATGCAGATTTACTAGATATAATTGGTAAAGGTGAAGTTCATACTATTAATATTTTTGATGATGTTGAAGACTTACAAATTATTAATAACCCTAGAATCAAAAGATTTATTGAAGGGTACCAAAATTATGATTTAAATTTAGCAAAGGGATTTGAAAAGATATTAGTTATAGATGATGGTTCACACCATGCTCATGAAGTGCTAGAAGCTTTTAAAAAATTTAATTCTCTTGTAACTCTTAATTCATATTACATTATTGAAGATGGAGTTTTAAGTGATTTAGGATATAATCCTTCATACAGTGGTGGGCCTTTACAAGTTATGGATGAAATTATAAATAGCACTAAAAATTTTATAGTTGATAGAAAATGGTGTGATTTTTACGGTGATAACGCAACTTTTAATCCTAATGGGTATTTAAAAAAAATTAACCAAGAAAGTCCTTATACTAAAAAAGTTGCTTTAATTAGTACTTTTTGTGATACCCAAGAAAAACTCGACATACTAGAAAAAAATATAAATATAGTTAAACAACACGGACTAGATGTTATTACTATTAGCCCTTTACCACTCCCAGATTCTATTATAAAACTATGTGATTATGTTTTCTTTACTAAAGATAATCCTGTTTTAGATTGGCCAACTAAAGCTATGAGATTTTTTAGTACTGTTTTTATTGATAATGTGTCTTATGAAATATCAAGAACCTATCCCGATTATGGGTTTGCTGGATTAACTCAAGTAAAACAATTAAGTGAAATTGCTTTAAATTTTGAATATGATCAATTTTATCACATAATTTATGATTTAAAAATTGATGAAAATGTAATCGAAGGATTCCTTTCAAATAAAGATTGTAATATATATCCATCAAAACGAGGTAATGATTTTTGGGAAGCTGGGTTGCATTATATGATATTTAATAGAGAAAATCTTAAAGAATTTATATCTCATATAACATTAGAAAATTATTTAAGTATTTCTCATTTAGAAGCTCTTGGATGGTTACTTAATTTAAAATCTGTATTCCCTTACAAGTCAGAATCTACACCAGTTGAAGATGAAATTTTTTATTATGAGGGTTTTGAGTTTTTTAATTATTCTCCCACAGATAAATTTAAATTTTTTATTGAAAAAAACTTCCAAAATCCAATTAAACTTTTGTTTTATGGTTTAGATAATGAAAAAGATATTAAAATAAAAGTTAATGATTTTGTTCTTGAAACTACTATTGATAATTTTAAATTAATTGATTTAAAAATTAATAATGATAATTGTCAAACAGTAATACTTGAAGTTGATTCAATTGAATACGATATAACAGAAATTATTAAAAAAGTAAAACACAATACTATTAAGTAATTTAAATATGAATCAAGATACTTTAATTTTTATTGATTCATATCTTTCTAACAATGAAAGGGCTAATACTTGCAAAAGTTTAATCTCTCAATTACGAGAATACTTCCCAGAATATAAATTAGCTTTATTAAATAAATTTGATAATTCTTGGGAATTAGATTCTTTAGTAGATTATTACGTATACCATAGTGAAAGTGTGATGGTTGGAATGCCCCCACAATGGATTCTTGATCAAGAATTATATGAAAGGCAGTATGTTTATGTAAGTACTGGGTTGGGTATTTGTGAAAACTGGATGCCTTTAAATGGGGTAACTGATCACGTGTCTTCTATTTATGATAGTTTTATTTTAAGTAGTCAATTTGCTAAATCTTTAGGTTACAAAAAAATATTTAAAATTGAATATGATACAATTTTAGATAAAGAAGAATCTAAATTAATAAAAGAAGATATAAATAAATTTCAAGACTATCTTTTATACGGTAAACGCCAAGAAGGACAATGGGCTAAACCCCACCATTATTTAGCTGATATTCATATTATAGGATATTCAACTAATATATTTTCAGGATTTGATTTAGTTAAAAGTAATGATGATTTTTGGAAATTATGTGAACGTATAGGATATTATGGAAAATGGATTGAATACATAATTCCTACTATAATTGAACTCCAGAGAGAAAATAAATCTTTAGAAGGTATTGTTTATGAGACCTCTGTTAGAAAACTTTATCCTAACACTCAATTTGATGTTTTAAACTCTCCTAGTTACTGGACTAAAAAATGGGATAATATTCCTAAAATTTGCAGAGTAAGTTACGATAAAGGTAAAAGTGAAGTCTCAAATGAGTTAACAGTATTTTTTTGGAACGATAAAGAAGGAGATTTAGAAATTAATACTATAATTAGGAATTCTAATAAAGAAATTGTATATTCTAAACAAATAACTTTAAAATCAAGATATTGGAGTATAGATAAAATACCTTTTAATGAGGAATTATTTGTAACTAATTATAATACTCGAAACGGGGAAACTGAAATATACGAATTTGATATTAAACCCGAAGAATTAATAAATTTACCTACTAGATTTTTATATAATGAAAGTTAATAGAATTGAAAATATGAAAGGTGGTTGGTTTGTAGGCAACTTTGAACCCTCTGCTTATAAAACTGATCAATTCGAAGTATCGTATAAAACCCACTATAAAGGTGAAAAATGGGATTTTCATTACCATACTCAAGTTACTGAAATAAATTATTTAGTAAAAGGGAAAATGATAATTCAAAATATACTTCTTAATACTGGAGATATTTTTATATTAGAACCTTACGAAATAGCAGATCCTGAATTTATTACAGATTGTGAATTAGTAGTTGTAAAAACCCCTTCAGCTAATGATAAAATGATTTTTGAACTTATATGAAACTAATATCACATCGAGGAAATATTACAGGACCTAACCCTGAAAAAGAAAACCACCCAGAATATATTTTAGCTGCTCTTCAAGCTGGTTATGATGTAGAAATTGATGTATGGTTTGAAAATGGAAAATTTATGTTAGGGCATGATGAACCTCAATACGAATTTCCTTTTGAATTACTTGATAAAAATTATTCTAAACTTTGGATTCATTGTAAAAATATGGATGCTTTATCTGTATTGAATAATTTAGATCCTACTGGAGATAAAGTGAATTATTTTTGGCACGAAAATGATCTTGGAGTTTTAACTTCTAAAGGTTACATTTGGTCAACTAATTTATTTAATAGAGGCATTTTAGTTATGCCCGAAATTTTTAATAAAGAGCCTATTTCAACTACATTTGGTGTTTGTAGTGATTATATAAAAAATTATGGCTAAAAAGAAAATACCCTCTATAATTAAAGAGGTACAACAATTCACGCCCCCAGACGTTGACCATAGATATCAAAAAATGATATCGTTTAGTCAATTCTCGATGTTTGAGAGCTGCCCACACAAGTGGGCGCTCCAATATCGGGATGGGCATTATACCTCTGAAGTATCGATTCATATGACATTCGGTACAGCAATCCACGCGGTGCTACAAGATTACTTAACTGCGTTTTATAACGTAAGTAAAACCGCAGCTGATCAAATTGATTTAGAGGGTCAATTCGAAGAAAAACTAAGAGAAGGCTACAGAGCAGATTACGAACGTAATAAAAAAGAACATTTTTCATCATCAGAACAACTTAGAGAGTTTTACGAGGATGGATTAGGTATTCTTTCTTGGTTTAAGAAAAATAAAGGCAAATACTTTAGTAAACGAGGTTGGTGGTTAGTAGGTATTGAAGTACCTATTACTCTCCAGCCAAATCCTGTTTATAAAAACCTATACTATAAAGGATTCCTTGATGTTGTTTTATACAATGAAACACTAAACAAGGTTAAGATTATAGATATTAAAACTTCAACCCGTGGTTGGAGAGACAAAGAAAAGACTGATGAAATTAAAAACATGCAGTTAATTCTTTACAAAAAGTTCTTTAGTGAACAATTTGGATTCCCTGTAGACAATATTGATATCGAATACTTTATTGTTAAACGTAAATTACACGGTAACCCTGATTTCCCAGACCCTAGAGTACAAATTCACGTACCCTCTTCTGGGAAAATTAAACTAAATAAAGCTACTAAGCTCTTTCAAGAGTTTATAGAAATGGCTTTTAATAAGGATGGTTCTTACAATACCGGTCCTCAACTAAAAAATCCCTCAAAATATAATTGCACATACTGTCCTTTCAAAAATAATAAGGATTTGTGTGATAGAGGATTACTTTAAGGAATCCCAATATATTTATATATGTTATATTAATTAAAAACAATGTTATGAGTAAAAAGGAAATGACACTTACGAGTGTAAAAATCCAAAGTGACTTATTTGACGAGTTTAAAGTATCTTGTGTTAGACACAAATTCTCGTTTCAAAAACTTGCTGATCGCGCTATTCATTTGTATCTTACAGATGATACATTTAGAAAGCAAATTCACAGTCACAACGATTTAGATATACAATAATTTATGAAAGAAGGTTACATTCCAAGAGAGCAAAGAAAAAAAATTCTATTGCTCACAGATGATATTAGACTTCCCTCAGGTGTAGGAAATGTAGGTAAAGAAATAGTAATTCATACTTCACACAGATATAATTGGGTAAACATAGGTGCTGCTATAGGACACCCTGAAGCAGGAAAACGTTTTGATGTTAGTGGAGATACTAATACAGCAGCTGGTATTGAAGATTCAGATGTAAAAATTTATCCTAATAATGGGTATGGAGACGCTAATCTTTTAAGAAACATCATTAATATAGAAAACCCAGATGCGATCATGTTAATTACAGATCCTCGTTACTTTGTTTGGTTGTTTTCTATTGAAAATGAAATTCGTAAAAAACTTCCTATTATTTACTTAAATATTTGGGATGATTTGCCTGCCCCATATTATAATAAATCATTCTATGAGTCATGTGATGCTTTATTAGGTATTTCAAAACAAACAGTTAATATCAATAAACTTGTTTTAGGTAATAAAGCTGAAAATAAAATTATTAAGTATGTACCTCATGGTTTAAATGATGAAATGTTTTATCCTATTCAAAATAAAGAACAAGATAAAGAATTTCAAGAATTTAAAAAACAATTATTTAAAGGTAAAGAATATGAATTTGTAGCATTCTTTAATTCTAGAAACATTCGCCGTAAACAAGTCCCAGATACAATTTTAGCATTCAGTCAGTTTGTTCAACAATTACCTAAAGAAAAAGCAAATAAATGTGCTTTGATTTTACATACTGAATTAGTTAGTGAACATGGAACTGACTTACCTGCAGTAATAGAAACGTTAGTTCCTAAAGATGTAAATATAATTTTTACTCCTGGAAGACTAGATCATAAAGCAATGAATTATCTTTATAATTTAGCAGATGTTCAAATGTTGCTTACCTCAAATGAAGGTTGGGGTTTATCACTTACAGAAGCATTACTAACAGGTACTCCTATTATTGCAAACGTAACAGGTGGAATGCAAGACCAAATGCGTTTTGAATTTGAAGATGGTACTTGGATTGACTTTGATGCTGATTTTCCTTCAAACCACAGAGGCACCTATAAGAAACATGGTAAATGGGCATTCCCAGTTTATCCATCAAATATTTCAATTGTAGGTTCTCCTCCAACTCCTTATATTTTTGATGATCGTTGTCGCTGGGAAGATGCAGCTGAACGTCTAATGGAAGTTTATAATTTATCTTCTGAAGAAAGGAAAGAAAGAGGATTAGCAGGTCGTGAATGGGCTACTAGTAAAGAAGCTGGATTTACTTCTAAACATCAAGCAGAACGTTTTATAGAAGCAATCGATCAACTATTTAATACTTGGCAACCCAGAGAAAAATATGAGTTGGTAAATGCTAATGAATTTGAAAAACCTACTCTAAACCATAAATTAATCTATTAATGAAACCGTTATTTGTAATAAGTTGTCCAATTGACACCTACTCAGGGTATGGTGCACGTTCACGTGATATAGTTAAAGCTATTATTAAAACTGATAAGTATGATGTAAAAATCCTTCCTCAACGTTGGGGGAATACAGCTTGGGGTTTTATTGATAATCATAAAGAATGGAGTTTTCTTAAAGACTACTTTTTAACTACTCCTCAATTACCTAAACAACCTGAAATTTGGGCTCAAATTACTATCCCTAATGAATTTCAACCTGTAGGAAAATATAATATTGGAATTACAGCTGGAATTGAAACTAGTGCAACTCATGGTTCATGGATTGAAGGATGCAACCGAATGAATTTAGTTATTACTTCATCTGAATTTGCTAAAAAGACCTTTGAGTCTATGAATTTTGAAGTAAAAAATCCTCAAGGACAAACACAGGGGCATTTAAGACTTACTACTCCTATTGAAGTATTATTTGAAGGAGCAAACACAGATATTTACAAAGTAATTGAATCTAATAAAGTTAAAAATATTAATTTAGATTCTATTAAAGAAGATTTTTGTTATTTGTTTGTAGGTCATTGGATGCAAGGTGAATTTGGTGAAGATAGAAAAAATGTAGGTCTATTAATTAAAGCATTCTATGAAACCTTTAAAAACAAATCTAAAAAACCAGCATTAATTTTAAAAGCTAGTGGTGGTGTTTCTTCTTATATGGACCGAGATGAACTTTTAAAGAAAATTGATTCTATCAAAAAGTCTGTAGTAGCTAATAGCTTACCAAACGTTTATTTGTTACATGGTGAGTTTACAGATGAAGAAATGAACGAGCTTTATAATTACCCCAAAGTAAAAGCTATGGTTAGTTTAACTAAAGGTGAAGGATTTGGTCGCCCATTACTTGAATTTAGTTTAGTTAAAAAACCAATCATGACTACAAATTGGTCAGCTCATACTGAATTTTTATCTAAAGATTTTACAGTGTTAATGAATGGTGAATTAAAAAATCTTCACCCAAGTGTTTTAAATGAGTGGTTTATAAAAGAAGCTCAATGGTTTAATGTTAACCCTATGGAAGTAAACCATTATCTTAAAGATATTTTTGAAAATTATAAAAAGTATCAAAATAATGCTAACCGTCAAGCATTTAGAAGTAAAACCGAATTTAGTTGGGATAAAATGGTTGAAAAATTAGAAATAATTCTTACAGACCGAATCCCAGAATTCCCTAAAGAGGTACAGCTTCAGCTTCCTAAATTAAATAAAATTGAATTACCTAAATTAAAGAAAATAAATGGATAATTTAACAACTTGTAACCGTTGTGGTTCAGATGCTTGCTATGTTCAAGAAGTAAATGAACAAGTAAAATTGTATTTTTGTTACGGATGTGGGTTCCAAGCTAATACTGCTATGACCCGTGACTCAGAATTTTTACAACAACAAATGGAAGTACTTCCTGAGTTGTATAAAGAACTAATGGGTGAAGATGAAAATGGAACTATTTGGATGCCTTCAGTAGTTAATATTCCTGATAAAGGAATGGTGTTTGCTGATGGTACTAATGGTCAAAATTGGAGATGGGCAGCTGTAAGAGCAATACTTATGTCTGAAGAAGAAAAAGCTAAATTTAAAGAAAAAGGTAAAGAGTACGATTACAAAATGGACATGACTACTTTAACCCATTTCCCAGAACGTGATTTTATAGATGCTCTTTCTTATATTGGTGTGTTACCTGAATAAAAATGAAATTAAGTTACGCAGTTACGGTTTGTAATGAACTTGTAGAAATACAACGTTTACTTCCTTTCTTAATTGAAAATAAAAGAAAGCAAGATGAAATTGTTATATTCTATGATTCTAATAATGGATCTAAATCAGTAGAAGATTATTTAAGAGCTCAATCTCAAAATACTTTTGCCCCATTCAGATTTATTCATTACCATTTTGATGGACATTTTGCTAATATGAAAAATGCTCTAACTGAAGCTTGTTTAGGAGACTACATCTTCCAGATTGATGCCGATGAAATGCCTAATTGGTATTTAATACAATACCTTCCTATTCTTCTTGAAACTAATAATGTAGAAGTATTAAGAGTACCTAGAGTGAATACTGTTAAGGGATTAACTCAAGAACATATTCAAAAATGGGGTTGGGTAGTAGACAGTAAAGGTAGAGTTAATTGGCCTGATTTACAGTGGAGAATTTACAAACGCACCCCAGAAATTAAATGGAAAAATAAAGTACATGAGGTTTTAGATGGTTATAAAACTCATGCTGTACTGCCTTTAGAAACAGAATTTGCTTTAGAACATCATAAGGATATTGAACGACAAGAAAAACAAAATGAATATTATAATACATTATGATTTTTATAACAACGTTCACTAAAGAAATTTATAATATTTGTGGTAAAAAATTATTAGAATCATTTATTGAGACTGGTAATTTTGAAAATCATGAATTATTTGTTTTTTTTGAAAATGAAGATGATTTATTTACTGAATATTATCCTGAATGGTTAGTTGAATGGAGTGATAAACCATATTTTACATTTGTTAACTTAATGAATTATGAATATGATTATAAAAAAATTATTCCGTTTGTTGATAATTTATTAAAACCTCAAATTAACTTTACAGATGAATATTCTAGCCCCCGAAGTGTTAAGTGGTTTAGACCTGTGGCGGCTATGCATTATTTTTATGAGTTAATGGGAGATGTTAATTTTAGTTCAATTGATGCTGATTGTGTTTTTATTAAAAAAGTAGATGAAGATTTTTTTAGCAAAATGTTAAAAGGTTATAATATTGCTTTTTTAGGTAGAGAAAATTTTCAAACAATGAGGCATGGAGCCTATGACTCTCAGGGTAATTATGTTCATACTAAAACTGTTGAAGCTACTAAAAAAGACACCCATACTGAAACTGGATACATAGGCTTTAATTTTACAACTCCAGGTACTGGGGATTTCATTAAAAGAAATTTTAATTATTGGTTAGACCAGGATGTATTAAAATTAGAATTTAAAACAGATTGCCATACATTTGATGCTACAAGAAAAGAATTTAATTTAAGTTATAATAATTTATGTGAACCTATGGGTGAAATATCCCCTGTAGGTAGTCGGGTAATTGAAGCTTCAATAGTAGGAGAGTTTATGACACATCATAAAGGAACTATCGGGCCTATTTTATATTCTAAAAATAAATTATGATACCCATTTTTAAACCTTATTTATATCCTGAAGCTAAAAATTTAGCTAAACAAGCTATTGATGATAGTGATATAGCTCAAGGTCCTAATATTGAATTATTTGAAAAAGAATTTGCTTCTTTTTGTGATAGAAAGTATGGAGTGACTTGTAGTAATGGAACAGTTGCTCTCTATTTAGCTATAAAAGCTTTAAAATTGCCTGAGAAAAGTGAGGTGATTTTACCTTCAATGACTATTTTATCTTGTTTAACTTCTATTACTGAAAATGATTTAACTCCAATATTTTGTGATATTAATCCTATCACATGGAATGTAGACTTTGCTTCAATAGAATCCAAAATCACCCCTAACACTTCAGCTATAATTATAGTTAATACTTATGGCTTAATGGTTAATGCTGATGAATTAACTGACTTTAAAAATAAATACCCCCATATTAAAGTTATTGAAGACGCTTCAGAATCACATGGGGCATCATATAAAGATACTAAAGCAGGTAATTTAGGAGACATTTCAACTTTTTCATTTTATACTAATAAGATAGTTAGTATGGGAGAAGGTGGTATAGTATTGACAGATGATTTTGAAATATATGAATCATTGTTACAAATGAGGAATCTTAATTTTGTAAATAGAAAAAAATATATTCACTCTGATATTGGATTTAATTTTAGACTAACCAATGTTCAATGCGCTGTGGGGAGAGGACAATTAGTTAATATAAAAG